CTTTTTTGTCATATTATGTCATATTATGTCATAGTGACATCTTCGGTGACACCCTCGGAGAATCGCATATTACCCTTGTATACAAGCATTTAAGGGAAGTAGGGTGTACTGCCGAAACTAAAAAGGAGCTTTTTTTAGGATTATCGAGCCAAATGGTTTCAAATAGACCCACTTGGCTTCCGATAACCCTAGTATTCAAGTACAATATGTACTCTCGCAGGGCGCGGATACACTCTAAATATGCCCTGTTTACACGTTTTTTACACGTTTACAGTCAAAGGGCGCGAAAATGGACGAATATCAGGTACGCTATCCAGTCAAAATCGAATACAAAAAACATAAGACCAGCGGAAAAGGTTATACAGCCTTTCCCACCTACAACGCCGAAGGGAAAAAGAAACGCAAGTTCGTTTACTTTCCTGGTCTCTATAAATCCGACGAAAGCCTCGAAGCCTTCGATGCGTTCTATCGTGATGTGATGGGGTGTCAGACCGCTGTTAGCAACGACAAAGCGTCTCACATCTATCATTACACCGTCGGAGAAATCACCAACCAATGGCGCAAAGACCAAATGGGCGGCTCAATGCAGGGCTGGGCAAACATCGTGGCCGGTCTGCTGATCAACTACTCTAAGCTACCGGTCAACGAATTCACCACACGCCACTATAAGCAGTGTGTCGACAAAATCGCTAATCGAGCCGCCACCACAGGATGCTGGAACAAAAACTCCGTCCGGCGAATCGCGCAAATGATTACCGACGTCTTTCGCTTCGGTGTCGAAGATTCAATGTGTGAAGAAACCCTGCTCTCTGCGATTAAAACCGTGCGTACCGGCAAGATCATCAACAAATACGGCGACAAGATCAGGGAAGAGACGCAAAAGCATATACCAGAAGACGACGACATCGCTGAGGTCATTAATACAGCCAATCCGGTCATGAAAGCTATGATTATCGTCGGGATGGAAACAGGGATGCGTCCGGCAGAACTGGCACACCTCAATAAAGATGAAATCAATGACAACTGGATTTACACGCCCAAGAACCATAAAAATGCCCATCGAGGCCAAACCAGGGCGATTCCGCTGAATAAGCGATGCAGAGAAGCACTGGATGCTCTGGAACTAATCCGCCCCGATAAGCTCAACCGCTATTACTTCACGGTTCGGGAAGCTCTGGCGTTTCGCAAACAGGCACGCCGCAAAGACGTTTTTACCCCCGCACTGGTCAAGGTGTTACGCTCTCACCTTAGTCAGGCGTTAGCCGCACGCGCCGCTGGCGTAAGCCACACAGCGATAAATCGCTGGCGAAGAGAACTCGAAGAGAATGATTTTAGCGTGAATCGCTTTTTTAACGAGATCACTGTAAAAGGGTCAAATCTGTTCGTGAAGAACAAATTTCACAAGCACCTGCGGGAAGCCTGTGATAAAGCAGGCGTCGAGCGATTCTGTCCCTACGCTTTCCGGCACAAAGTCGCACAGGAAATACGGGACAACTACGGAGTGGAAGCCGCCAGTGCGATGCTCGGTCACAAACAGATTAACACGACCGAACTGTACGCTAAAAACGCCGAGAAACTTGCTCTCGATATTTCAAAATTGCGCGAAGATCGCTCAGTGCAGTGACCAACCGTGTCACTGTCATTTAAGATGCTACAAAACATCAATAATGTCACAAAAACACGACACGGATATAGTTTTACGTGGAATTATTTGATGTTAAAATTAACTTTACCTCTTTCGGAATGAGAGAAACTACGGGTACTAAAAGGTGGAAGGTATGACTGACCAGAAAACGACTTTAGCTGGTATTATCAAAATAACACTCAATCGTAAAGAAGCGGCGATGCTCTCAGAATCGCTGGATCATTGTTACCGCATGTTCGGAGGCAATGACATCGAATACGACGAAATGCTGATTGACGTGCGGCGTCAAATTGACTCAAAAATTAATATTCGTGAAACGAATATTGTCTAAAAATTAGGTTTGCACTTGCGCGTGTAATGGTGGTATGCCTACCAACATTACGCGCACAGATGCAACCGCTTCTACACCGACCTTTGCAGAGCAAATGGTTTCTAAGCTACAGGCCGAGATACTCGCCGGTAGCGGTGGTGTACGTTCTACGTCTATTGACGGAATGACGATCAACGTCAGCCGTCGTGACCTGCTGAAGGAACTTACCCATTGGCAAAAAGTCGTTGCGCGTGAAAACGGTACTCGCCCCACCGCTTTAACGATTGACCTATCTAATGCCGCAACCGACGTTGACTGATTCGGCAAAAGCCGATCCGACGAAGCTAGACTATGACGCCGCAAATACCTCCACCAAGAGGTACAGCCCACCGACGCGCCTCAAGTCTACCGACCAGATACTCACGCCCACCAAGCGAAAGCAGTTAATCTCTAACGCCAGAGATTTACAGCAGAACTTTACTGCCGCAGCATGGGCAATCAGCCTGCACCTTGATTACGTGACCCGCTTTACCTTCGAGCCACAAACAGGCGACGAAGGACTCGACCGTGACCTTCAGGCACTGATGGACTGGTATCAGCGTCCGGAAAACTGCGACGTATCTGGGCGACACACGCTCTCTCGCATGATACGCATGTGTGAAGAACGGCGTACTGTCGATGGCGATGTGTTTTTAATCAAACTCCGCAACGGTAAGCTCCAGCCGATTGAAGCAGACCGAATCAGAAACCCCGACAAGGTTCTTGAAGCCGACCGCTGGATACACGGAGTTCGTGTGTCTGACGGTGGGCGTCCCGAACGCTATGCCGTCTGGCGTCGTGATGGTTCAGGTGGCTACGATTATGAACGCTCCATTGCCGCACGCAATGTCTATCAACTCGGATACTACGACCGCTTCGACCAGATTCGTGGCGTGTCGCCTCTAGCTCCAGCAATCAATACATTCCGTGACCTGTATGAGTCCTACGATTATGCTCTTGCGAAGCTCAAGGTTTCACAAATGTTTGGGTTGGTGTTGAGCCGTGATAGTGCCGATGGTTGGGGCGATGTCACTAAAGACGACAGCGTAACGGGCGGCTACAAAGTGGATTTTGGAAAAGGTCCGGTCATGCTTGACCTCGATCCGGGCGACCATGCTGAAATCCTAGAAAGCAAAAACCCGTCCAATGAGTTCCAGACGTTCAGCGAACAGATGACCGCACTCGCGCTCAAGAGTCTCAGCATCCCGATGAGTTTCTTTGATACGAGCCGAACGAACTTCTTTGGTTCTCGTGCCGGTCACATCTTATACGAAAAGGCATGTAAGACCAGACGAGCCGACCTCGTTAATTTATTGGACCGCATTACCGGCTTTCGCATGAAGATGTTCATTAACGATGGAACACTCAGACTGCCCAGTGGCATGACACTCACCGACCTTAACTGGGAATGGATGCCCGATGGCACGCCGTGGTGGAATCCGCAGCAGGAAATCAACGCCGACATTGCGGCAATCAATGCCGGACTGAAGACACGAACCCAGATTGTGCGTGAGCGTCACGGGAAAGAGTTCCGTGACGTGATTGATACTTTAGCGGCTGAACAGGATTACATGAATTCGCGCGGCGTGATTCCTGACATGTCTATTGCCGAAATCGTTCCCGATGATGTTGAGCCACCTGTGTCAGGTCGCCGACCGGAAGTGGAAGAAGAAGAGGAAGAAGTATGAAAGAACAAGTACCAGCAAACGCAATGCACCTCCAATCGACTGAGATTTCTATTACAGAAGGCTCGTCGGAAGATGGTGAAGCAACCCTTTACGACGTAAGCCTGTTAGCACGAAGTTCACAGGCCATCGAGCATTGGTATTGGGGTGACCAGACGATCCATGACTTTGCAGGGATGCGTGTGGCCGAGAAGATTCCAATCGACTTTAACCACGATAACGGTGAAGTGATTGGCTACTTAGACCGCTTTGAGCAGAAGCCGGAAGGCTTAGTTGCCAGCGGAAAACTTGTGAGCTTTTCTAAGAAGGATCGAAGCGCAGAGATCGTCCGTAAAGCCAAAGCCGGAATTCCCTGGCAAGCCTCCATCAACTTTGGTGGCGATGGGATCAGCATCGAGCGCATCACCACGGAGGGTGAGTTCACGGTTAATGAAAAACAATTTAGCGGACCGGCGACAGTGATTCGCACATGGCCGCTGCGGGGCGTCGCCATCACACCTTACGGTGCTGATGAAAATACCGAATCTGTTGTGTTGTCAAACGGCAACGAAATTTTAGTAGATGTTTTAGAGGAGTCTCTTATGACGGACGACCAAAACACACCGGAAGTCGAAAACGAAGAAGCTGTTGTAGCTGAAGCCGTTGAAGATCAGGTGGAAGAAGTCGAAACACCAGAGGCCGCTGAATCATCCGAAGAAGCCGAAGTCGTTGAGGAAGCCGCAGAAGCACAACTCTCTGCCGCCGAAGGTAAACGATTCGTCGAACTCTTTGGAGATCAGGGAGCTTTGTGGTTTATCGAAGGCAAAAGCGAAGCCGAGTGTTACGCACTTCAAATCGCGCAACTGAAAGAGGACAACGCAAGTCTGGCTGAAGAAGCCGGTCGCCTGCGTGAACTCGCTCATGCCAATGCCGAAGGCGAAGCTAATCCTGTTAGCTTTTCTGAAGGCGTAACCCCAGAAGATGCCGAACGAATTGCACTTGTTCAAAAGTACAAGAAGAACGGCGTGAACAACGATTTCGTGGCAGGTTTCGCAGCCCGCTTTGAAAAACAACTCGCCAACAAATAGATAGAAAGGTAAATCTAAAATGGCTGACGATTATTACACAAGCGCAGAGATCATCACGTTCAACGAGAGCGATTTAGCTTTCGATGTTAGTGATGTTCTCAATCGCGCACCTATGATTCGCCGCTTAAGCGCGTACGCAATCGACGGAACGCAAACCAAGTACGTCAAACGTACTGCTGACCCGAGCGTAAATTTCAGAAATCTCAACGATGGTGTTGAAAATGACGTGGCAGATTGGACGCAAGTGACTGTCGATCTGGCTATCGCTGATGCCAGCTTTAACGTCGATATTGCCGCCGCCGAAGGTTATCGCCTCGGACCAGCAGCGTTTCTTGCTCTCCAAATGAGAACGCACATGGAAGCACTGATGTTCAAGATTGAACAGGAAGTTCTTTACGGTGCGGCCACCAACGGTTTCGCCGCTTTAGGTGACGAACTTAATGCACTAGCAGATGCAACTGTCATCTCTGCTGGAGGCACTACAGCCGACACCGGAAGCTCAGTTTGGGCTATCAACACTGGCTTTAACGACGTGCAATTAGCATGGGGTAATCAGGGTGTGATTGAAGCGAAAGATACTTCGATTATTAGAACTGCTGGTTCTAGCACTGGTAGCTTCCCTAGTTACTGGACGCCCGTAACAGGGTATGTCGGGTTGATCTACGGATCAGCATGGTCTGCCGGTCGTTTAGCTAACATTACCGAAGATTCCGGTAAAGGCTTGACCGATGATTTGATCTCTCAACTACTTGAGAAGTTCCCATCCGGTCGTTTGCCAAACATGCTCGTCATGTCACGCCGTAGTCTAAGTCAGCTTCAGCGTTCCAGAACGGCTACATCGCCTTCAGGCGCACCAGCCCCATTCCCTGAGTCTGCCTTCGGTATTCCGATCATCGTATCGGACGCTGTTAGCGACACGGAAGCGTTGGTCAGCTAATGGCTTTGGCTTCGGAAATAACCGCAAGCTATAGAACATTGCAACTCGCCGCAGGCATAACCATCCGTTATGCCCGTGGCGAACGCAATGTCTCTATTACTGCCGTGCCAGGCACAACGGAGTTTGTTCAAACTTCGGGCGAGGGATACATGGAGACGATTGAAAGTCGTGACTTTGTGTTTCCAGCCGAGGACTTGGTACTCAGCGGTAAAGCGGTGCTTCCAGAACGAGGTGACACTATCACCGAAACCGTGGGAGGCGTGGAGTATACCTACCCCGTTCTTAGTAACGGAAACCGTTACTTCAAATACGCCGACCCTTACCGAAAGATTCTTCGAGTTTATACCAAGCAGACAGCCTGATGCCCAACGCACGAGAAACGGATATTGGTAATGCGATTGTTACGCATCTCAATGCTCAATCACTTAGCAAGTCGTTTTCATGCAAGCTCGACTATCTGCCAGATTTTGAACGAGAAGATTTACAAACTGCTGAATTATCAGTGTTCCCGGCAGGCAAAGCGATAACCTTCGCTAACCGCAAAGACAATCAGTACATCTACACCTTTAACCTGGTGATTCGCTGTCCTGTTGCTACTGCTAAAGAACCTGATATTTCGTCAGAGATGTACTTCGCCGAGGAGGTGATCGAATCTCTTGATCGTGTGCAGATGTCTAACGCCGTCTTCACAGGTGCGCAAACGGCCTCTATGTACGATCTCGAAATACTTAACGAACGCAACGAATATCTCGCTGTGTTTTCCATAACATATCTTGAAATTAAATAGGTGAACTTGTGGCTATCAAATTAGGACTAGAGTGCAAGCTGTATCGAGACAACAGCGGCACGTGGGATGAGATCGGCAACGTGCGCGATCTGACAATTAACATGGAAATGGGTGTTGCCGACGTTACAACCCGTGGTGGTAACGGCTGGCGTCAGAACGTGGCTACGCTGCGTGATGGTACGGTTACATTCCAAATGGTATATGACACGACAGACGCTGACTTTACTGCATTGCAGACGGCGTTTTTAGCAACTACTGCCGCTGGGCGTGAAATAAAAATCGCCGCAATGGATGGTGATATTGCTGATTCTGGAACGCAAGGATTAGTAGCGTTTATGAATGTGACAAACTTCTCGATGCCTGAGAATCTGGAAGAAGCCGTCATGGTAGATGTAACACTACAACCGAGTTACAACTCAACTGCACCAGAATGGACAACCATCTCCTAATAACTTCTGAAAGGGCGCAAAATGTCAAAGTTTACGGATACAGAAGGACGGGTATGGAACGTCCAACTTACGGTTCACCTGGTTAAAGAGGTTAAACAGCGTCTCGATGTGGATTTGCTTGATGAGCAGGTTCACGAGACGCTGACTCTTTTAACAGGGGACATCGTAAAGAGCGTAGATGTTCTGTATATCCTGTGTAGCTCACAGGCAGACAAAAACGAGATAAGCGATGTCGAGTTCGGCGAATCTCTCTATGGCGATGTTCTTTTTGAGGGAATTAATGCGATGGTGGAAGCACTGATTGATTTTTTCCCGAACCCGAAGAAACGGATGTGGATACGTCGTCTTTGGGAAAAATCGACGAGCCACATGGACAAGACGAACGACGAGATGTTGAATCTACTCGACGACGAGAAGATCGAGAAGGAGTTGGAACATCAGAGGGAGCAGTCGAAGAAGAAAGCAATCAACGAAGCAATCTCTGGATTGAAGTCTTCAAACTTGCAGGAATCGTAGGTGTCGATCCACATCCGCTGACATTGCGGGAACTGTGCTGGATGGCTCATGCGAAGATTGAAGCGGATTGGTGGCATACAGCAAACCTCATGTCACTGACACTTAACCAAAACCGCAAAAAAGGTTCGAGAGCAATTACGCCGAAAGAACTTCATCCTATGCAAGTTCAAAAACGTAAAAAAGTACGAAAGAAAAAGGTTGGAGTGGAAGCGTTAAAAGCGTTTTTGCCACCGAATGATCCGAATCGAAAAGGATTTGAACTTGGTAAAACTTGACCCTGCAATACATCGTCAATACGCAAATCTCGCTAAAGCCTTTCGTGGTACGGGTGGGTCGTCTATGCGTTCGTCCGGTGTCCAGCTAGTGTCTCGCATGAACCAAGTCGAGATAAACACTGCAAAAAAACAAAACTCGCTCGACAAACAAATAGAACGTGTTCTCAAACGGTTCGGTGGCTATACACGAACGACCGCTAAAAACAGTATGCGGTATAGACGGGTAAAGCGAGTCGATCCCAAAAAAGTATGGCGTGTTACCGTGTCGCAGGCCGCTAAAGCACAACCCTTTGTCCAACAGGAACTGTTTACACCAAAGGGTCTTATTGATCTTCCGTACAAGGCTTATCCACGTTCAAAGCCAGGCTATCCACCATTTGCTCACGAATTACCGCTGCTTCGTAAAGGTGTTATGTTTGCAACAGACAGGAAAAAACTAAATGTAGTTATCGGACCAATACCAGCGGCTCAAGGTATTGCTGAGTTACTTGAATACGGCGGCACAGCGAGCCGCAAAGTCGCTTACAAGCCCAATGAATTCGGCCAGTTAATTCTGAGCAATCTGAAGGGTTATATGAAACAAAAGAATGTCCGGTACAAAGCGCGACCATACATGCGGCCAGCCTTTGGAGAGACGCTATTTAAGCTATCCGAGTTTTTAGATGAATCGGATTTAGGTCAGTCATTCAAAGACGTTATCTGGCAACGGGCATGGGCGGCATCGTTTTCGGGAAAAATTAATTATGGGTAGAACACATGGCAAGCCAACAAACCATTAAAGCTGGTAAAGCGTTCGTCGAACTCGGCGTCAGCGATATGACCAAGAAGGGGCTGAACTCTGTCCAGAGGTCTATGAATCGTTTTGCAGGGCGAATGGCGGCATTTAGTCGCCGCATGGCAGGCATGGCAGCGTTAATCGGCTTACCGATGCTCGGAGCAGTGAGAGCATTTGCGGCGTTTGAAAAACAAATGGCCGAAGTCTCAACAATGCTTGATAAACCTGGTCAACACATGAAACAGTTTTCGGCGGCTGTACAGGGTATGAGTATGCGATTCGGCGAGTCAACCGAAACGCTTGCCAAAGGTCTGTATCAAATCCTGTCGGCAACGATTGATGCAAGCCAGGCACTGCATGTTCTTAACGCATCAGCCAAAGCCGCTATTGCTGGGTTGAGCGACACAACCACAGCGGCAGACTTAATTACGACGGTGCTAAACAGCTATAACATGGCGGCGGGCGAAGCGACCAAAGTCAGTGACATTCTGTTTGCCACCATTAAACGAGGTAAAACAACATTCGCCGAACTTGCCCAGTTCTTAGGAAAGCTGACTGCTGTGTCTGCGGAGGTAGGGGTTGCGTTTGAGGAAGTGACTGCCACGATTGCTCTGTTGACCCGTAATGGTGTACAGACCGAGGTAGCTGTGACTGCCATCCGGCAGGCATTGGCATCACTACTGAAGCCTGCTAAACAATCGGCAGATGAGTTTGAAAGAATCTTCGGAATGGCAATGAGTCCAGAAGCAATCGAACAAATGGGCGGCTTGCCTGGTTTCCTAAAACGCCTTAGTGAACGCAGTGGGAAAGAAATTGCAAAAATGTTTCCTAACGTGCGTGCGTTGATGGGTGTTCTACCCGCAGCGTCAAATAATGCGGAGCTTCAACAGGATGTTAAAGCAATGCAAGATTCCGCCGGAGCGACCGAGGAAGCCTACAACAAAATGGCAAACACCCTGTCGTTTCAACTGCGTC